AGTGGTGTACAACAGCTTTGTTTGGGTTACATTAGGATCTCTAGGGATTGCTGGTGTTGAAAAGTTTAAGAATAATGATAAGTAAAAAAATAAAAGCACCTAAAGGGTTTCACTGGATGAAACAAAAGGGAGGTGGATTTAAGTTAATGAAGCATGGAGCAAAGCCTTTTAAAAAACATAAAGGTGCTAGTCTTTATGCAAGTTTTAAAATACAAAAACGACATAAGTAATGTATCATAAGAAAGGTAAAAAAAAGTCTTCTAAATCTTATAGTAAGAAGAAGAAGATGAAAAAAGGTAAGAAAGGTAAAAAATATTAATCTGCATGAGATTATTAAAGTGTACTTGTGATGACAAGCTAGAAATTTGTGATTGCGAAAACGCTAATGATATTTTTTGTAAAAACGAAGCGTCTGGAGAAGATAGATGTGAGAATATTGTAGAATGCGATATTTGTAAAGAATTATGAAGGAGATAGAAAAATTAGGAGATAAAACTATAGGTATAGATATTGATGGTGATAAAAAGCCCGACTTTAAAGTTGACGTCAAAAGCATAGCTATAGTTGTAGGATTTATAATTAGTGGCTCTATGGGTTATCAAAACCTAAAACAAGAAATAGAGCTTGCTAAAGAATTACCTGTCTATGAGGTAAAAGAAACCTCTGATGGGTTATTGCTTAAACAAAAAGTTCAATACTTAGAAAAAGAAATAGAAAAGTTAGAAGACAAAGTAAATAACTTAGAAAATAAAGTTTATAAAAGATGAAAAAATTAATTTTAATTATATTTTTATTTTTTGGTCATGCAAGCTATAGTCAAAGATATGCAAGCACTAACAAAAAAATAAGAGTAGTTCAAATCAATGCAAAGTGGAATCAACAAAACACTTTGTACTTAGATAATCTTAAAGGTTGTAAATACGAGTATGCTTGGTTAGAAGAACAACCTAGTAATCTTAAAAGTCAAATTAAATCTGTTCCTGTAATATTAATATGGTTAGATGGTAAAAGGGTAAAAACTTATCAAGCTGGATTAGATTTTAAATTACCAGTAACAAAAGATAATATACAACAATACATAAATGAACTCTAAAGACCATGGCAAAAATTAGCGAAGACACAGAAGTAAAATTAGATCTTAAAACAATTGGCTTGTTAGTTGGTGGTGTAATATCACTAGCAAGTATGTGGTTTACTCTTCAAGGAGAAATTCAAGAACTCAACAATAAAATAGATAACTTTAGCAGTGAAGAGTTTGTACAAAAAATGGAGTTTCAATTAAAAGATGAACTTGTGAGATCAACGATTATACAGATAGAAAAGTCAACTGAAGTTTTAAAAGAAGATATACTAGACAATAAAGAATCAATAAAAGAGTTAGAAGACAAAGTTTACAAGAGATGATGTATATACTAGCACTTTTCTTGGCTTTAAATAATATAACATTAAAAGTTACAGGATTGACTTGTAGTATGTGTTCATTAAGTGTAAAAAAAAGTATTGAGAAGGTATACTTTGTAGATAAAGTAGATGCAAACGTAGAAGAGGTTACTTATAACATAGTATTTAAAAAAGACTATTATGTAGATTTTTTTGCTATTCAGAATGCTGTTTTAGATGCAGGATTTGATATAGATAAAGAGTCTGTAATAGTAGATGTAAAAAATAGTAACGAGTTTTGGCAAAACAGTAATTACATAATTTGGAAAAATGAGTAAGCATACAGCAACAAAAACAAAACCAAAACTTTGGAAAAGAATTGTAGCTAGTGTAAAAGCTGGATCAAAAGGAGGTAGACCAGGTCAGTGGTCAGCAAGAAAAGCTCAGATAGCAACAGCTAGATATAAAAAAGCTGGTGGTGGTTATAAAGGAAAAAAATCATCAAGTAATAGACTTAGTAAATGGTCCAAACAAAAATGGGGATACGTTTCAAAAGGAGACGAGAAAAAACCAAGAGCAAAAAGAGGAAGATATTTACCTGAAAAGGTTAGAAAAAATATGACACCAGCAGAAAAAGCAGCAACCAATAGAAGAAAAAGAGCAGCTAGTAAAGCTGGAAAGCAAAGAGCAAAGTATAGTAAATCAGTAGCAAGAAAAGTAAGAAGAGCTTAATGCATATTTCTATAGAAGGCTTGTTTATTGTTATCTGTGCTTTGATTTGTATATTAGTTTTTTTACACAAATACATAGATGACAATGATTGGTAAGTTTAATAAAATTTATAATTATTTTAATGACATGACACTAGATCAAAAAACAGTATGTTTTATTATTCTTGCATATATATTAGCAGGAATTGCTATATTTATAGCACACTATGTTTTAGAACTTTTTTAAATTTAAGATAGTCTATGAAAAGAAAAAAAAAAGATCCTAAATTATCTAAAGCAGGTGTAAGTGGTTATAATATACCTAAAAGAACTCCTAATCATCCAAAAAAATCTCATGTTGTCGTAGCAAAAGTAGGAGAAAAAACTAAACTGATTAGATTTGGTCAACAGGGCGTTAGTGGTGCTGGTAAAAATCCTCAAACTGCAAAAGATAAAGCGAGAAGAAAATCTTTTAAAGCTCGTCATGCAAAAAATATTGCAAAAGGAAAAATGAGTGCAGCTTATTGGGCAAATAAAGTTAAGTGGTAATTATGGCTAGATTAAATAAAGAACAAAGAGATCAGTTAGAAAACGATTTACAAAACTTAATCAACAACAAACAATTTGAAAGATTTGAGCAAATATGTATTTCTGAAAAAATACAAACGATAATGGATGTTATGGAAAACATAAAAGATTTTGATAATCCACATGTAATTAAATTACAGAGAAAATGCGAGAAGAAATTAGACCAATTAATAGATTATTTGTAAGGTTTTGGATGAATAAAACTGATATACAATTACCAGACTATGATATAAATTATACTTGTAACGAAAATTTTTCTTACGAATATATATTAGACTGATTCCTCAAACTTCTTAAAAGATATTAGATCTAATCTAGATAAGTTAATTACTTCTTGATCATTATACCATATGTGTTTTACTCCTGTCCATTTATTTTTAAGGTATAATTTATCACCTTCTCTGTGAATTTTAATAGTAGCACACTCATGAGATTTTAAATACTTATAGTAAGATTTTTTCATTTTACTAGAGTTAATCTAGCATCTGGATAATTATATTTAAGCATTGCATTTGTAACTCTCCATTTCAAGGTAAATGCATATTGTTTTGCTGTGATAGCTGATTTTACTTCTATGTACTCATCTTCACCATCATGATGTTTTACAAGAAAGTCAATCCTATAATTAAATAACCATTCACCTGTCGGTGCATGAATTTTAAGATTTGGATGAGGTTCCCAATCTTTTATCTCACCAGCTCTCTTTCTGTCTTCTAAATACATAGCGTATTCAGCCTCTTTTTTAGAATCGTACTTATGTCCGTTCCACTCTGTTCTTTTTGCGTTGTACTTGTTTTTCTTTTTTGCGTTATAAAACCAATTTACTCTATATGCCATAATTCTAAATTTCTACAAACGATGATCTTCTATTAATGTACCTATGATGATTATTGACATCTACTTCTACACATGCATCCATGTAACTTGTAGCTAACCATAATGCACCCATAGTTGATATTAACATATCATCATTTTGTCCATCTACAGCTCCCACAGTTCCATCAGCTTTCATTTCGTAATAATCAGCCTCATAATATACTCTTTCATCATATTCTTCATAAGCTCTTTCTCTTAATAATTTATTAAAATTATCTATAATCATAGTTTTAGTAGCTTTATTAGTATGGAATCCATATCTTTTTGGCTGACCCTCCCTAATTTGATCTAAACTTGTTCTAGTAAACAAGTTATCATAATGTTCAGATATTTCATCCAATATTGTAAGATAATGATTTCCTTCAGCACCTAAGCCTTTTGATTGTAAAGAATTTACTTCTACAGCTAAAAGGGCATTGTCATATATTTTTGCTATCTGTACTGCTTTCCATGCAAAAAGATCTTGATCTAGATGACCTCTCCATGAGCAAGCTCTAACAGGCAATCCTCCATTCATCATGTCAATTCTATCTATAACGGTTATTGCAGAATAATCTGCTTTCTCTGTTCTACCTCCAATATCAACAAATGCGCAATATCTGTTTTTAAATATTTGTTGTTTACTAATCTCTGGGAATCTCCATACTTTCAAATTACCTTTTTTAGTTTCAAGCATTGTAACGTCTTCTAAGGATTCAACCCCTCCAGTTTGAGGAAAAACATCACCTACTAGCTCAGGCTCTCTTAGAAGCTCTCTAAGGTTAACAATATAAGCTGGAGAAAACGCTTTCCTTCCAGTAGACTGAAATGCCTCTCTATCATTGCTTGGAAACTCACTTTGCATCCTCCACAAATCCTCACCAAACTCTGTAAACTTTTCTCTGTACCAGTGTATTCCTTCTAGAGTAGCACCTTTACGCCACAAAGTTTTTTCATAGCTATTTAGAGACTCAAAAAATTTTATTTTTTCATTTTCTGTTTTAAATGATTTTTGATATAATTCAATTTCATACCAGGATACAAAAACAGGTTTCATGTTGTTTTCACCTCTTTTAGATTTTAACCATGTAGAATGAAAATAATTTCCTACACCTTTAGCTGTAGACTCCATAATAAATAAAGAGTAAGGTATAGATGGTATTGTACCCAAAATAGATTGGACCATATCATCTGGTGATTTTCCTTGTGTTGTTTTCCATAAACCAACCTCAGTCAAATGTGCCATTGCTATATCAGAAGATCTTATAGTGTCTGGTTTTTGAGCAGAACCTATTCTAATTACACATCCCCTTTCTGGTATCCATTTATTTTTCTGTGAGTTTTCATAATTAGCTAAACTATACTTTGCGATTTCTTTTGGAATATTTTCTATAAGCCTTGTATACATACTTCTTACATTAATAGCTTGAGCCTCTACATCACCTGCTATGACACTATTCCAATTTTTTTTATGCATAAGCTGTATCCATGCCATATATATTTGTATAAGAGTTGATCCTCCCCACTGTCTAGCCTTAGTTAATATAACTCTTATAGGTTTTTCTTTAACTCTCTGCGACTCTAAAGCCTTTAATAATTTTAGTTGAGCTTTTCTTAAAACAAAAGGAATAATCTTTTCAGACTCTTTATCTTTTATTTTTACACACATAATGCAAAAAAATTCAAAATCATGTATGATTCTATATATAACAAACTGATGTAATACCTTATCTATAATTAAATTATTGTCATTACAGTAATCTTCAAATGAGTCGTATCCATCGTATGTATTCATGGAAGTAGGTATATAAAACCACATACCTTTTTTGTTGTATAATCTAAATTTTCTTCTTTTTATGGAGCTGCCAACTCCTGTATACGGATCATATTTAGCATTTAATTTTGCAAGTCTTTTGTCATTTTCTTGTAAAATTTTATGAATCATGTTAATTATTGTGTATTTTTTAATGATAAATATAATCAATAATCTATCTTATGCCAACAAAGACTGAGCTACAAGAGTTTAAAAATCTTGGAGAAAAGTGTCTTGATTATTTAGATTACATCAAACAAACATACCGTTACGACAGAAAAACAATACACTTAGCAAAGTGTAAAATACGTTCTGGTTTGTCTCTTATGAGTCATAAAACAAGTAATAAAGACAAAGAATTGTCACAGAAATCTTTATACAAACTAATGGATTCTTTACAAGATTTAATAAGCGGTAAAATAACAAGACTGTATATTGAAAGATCAGAAGATGATACAGGTCTTTACGATATTATCAATGGAAAACAATATATGTTTGTTGATGATAAAGAAAAAAAAGATTACAATATGTCTTAAATTGCAGAAATATTGTTAATTTTAAAGTTATTGTAAAATCGTTGTTATCAACGATGTAAGTTAAGTTAATTATAAAGCCTTGTGGTCAATACTATAAGGCTTTCTTTTTATATGAGCGAAGTAAAAAACAACAGTGCGGAGACTAAAGAAACTCCTACACCTGTAGAAACTGGCAAAGGCAACACCTATGATGAATTGTTAGGTGTTGCTAGAGATAACAATACTGAGTCTGCAACAGAGGAAAATGCAGAACAACCTCAAGAACAAGTTGAGGATGATGCAGTAGAAACAGAAGAGAATAAAGAAGAGGTTGCTAAAGAAGAAGAAAGTGTTTCTGAAGATACTGATAATAAAGAAGCTACAGAAGAAGTAGATGTAGAATCTCGTGTCAAAGAACTCCAAGAAAAAGAAGAACTCACAGATGATGAGGTTAAATTTTTGGAAGATAATGGATACGAGGTAACAGTAGAAGAAAAAGAAGAAACAGCACAGGAGAATAAAGAAGAGGTAAAGAATGAGGAGGATATTGGAATTCCAAAATATGCTGAAACACTTCTTAATTTATATCCTAATGAAAAAATTGATTCAAAAGATGAGGCTGAAAGTTTATTAAACAGACATCTTGAGAATGAAAAAAATGTCACTAATCAGTTGGGTAACATAATTAAAAATAACCCAGAGTTATCAGATGTGTTAAAAGACATGATGAATAACAAAACTGATTTTATGACAGCAATAACTACACACTTAGATATTGAAGGCTCTAAGCCTGTTCCTGGTGATGATAACTATGAGCAGTGGGTTGAGCAAAAAATTATAAGAAAGCAACAAAAAGAGCAAGAACAAAAAAGGATTGAGCTTTTAGAACAAAACAAAAAGTCCTCTGCTGAAGTTGCAAATAGTTATGTAAAAGATAAAGGATTAGATACTAACACTAGGTCAGAATTTTTTAACAAAATAGATGCCGTAGTGCAAAGTTTAAATCAAGGTAAAGTAGATGATCAGATGCTAGACATCTTTTTTAAAGGGATGAACTATGAGAAAGACATAGCGGTTGCCGAAAAGAAAGGTGAAATCATGGGAGCAAATAAAAAGATCTTTACCATAAAAAGAAAAGAAGGTGCTGTAATGCCTAAAGTAACAAGTAACTCTGCTATAAAAAGCAAACAAGAGCAGCAGTATACAAATGAGTCTGCAAGAAAGCTAGACGCATTTTTAGGTAAAAGCAAACCAAGAACACCCAGAAGATAGATAGACGGTTTGATGGTGTG